ATTGTAGATAAAATTACATCTTCTGCAAAATCATCTGGTGTAGGTGGTGCACAGGCAGGAGATGATAGAGATGAGTATTTTGTGGAAGCTGCAAAATTCATCATTGACAAAGATAAAGCTTCTATCGGAATGTTACAACGTGCATTCAAAATCGGATTCAACCGTGCTTCAAGAATTATGGAGCAACTTTGTGATGCTGGCGTTGTAGGAGAAGACGAAGGAACAAAACCAAGAAAAGTTCTTATGTCTGAAGAACAATTTGAACAATTCGTAGATGAATGCCTATAAAAGCATAGATTGGAGACAACATGAAAGGTTATTTAGTCGTAAATCATTTTTTGCATAGTGGAAAATTCAATGAAATCTATCAATGGTTATTTGAAGCTGCAAAAAAGAGAGAAGTTACCTTAGAAATAAAAACAAATGCAGAACTTATGCCTTGCCTTGGTGAGGAGGGGCATAAGGATGCATTTCGTGATGTAGATTTTATCTTGTTTTGGGATAAGGATATTCGTCTTGCGAAGTATTTAGAAAGCCTGGGCTGTGCAGTTTATAATTCAGCCCAGGCTATTGAAATATGTGACGATAAATCTTTAACTCATTTAGCATTGCAAAAGTATGATATACCAATGCCAAAAACATGTATTGCCCCAATGACATATGAAAACATTGGATATACAGATGATTCATTTGTGGATGAGGTCATTGATAAGTTAGGATTACCGATGGTGGTAAAAGAATGCTTTGGTTCTTTTGGGCAACAGGTATATCTATGTCATTCCAAGGAAGAAGTAAGGGAAAAGATTACACGTTCTGTGATTTTTCAAGAGTATATTGAACATAGTAAAGGGCGTGATGTTCGACTTCAGGTAGTTGGAAATAGGGTTATTTGTGGTATGTATCGATATTCTGAGAATGGTGATTTTCGAGCTAATATCACCAATGGTGGAAAAATGAAACCTTATGAGTGGTCCGAAAAGGAAGAACAGTTAGCGTTAGAGAGTGTGAAGGCAATTGGTCTTGATTTTGCAGGAGTTGACTTGTTATTTGGAGAAAACGACCAGCCAATTGTGTGTGAAGTTAATTCGAACGCTCATTTTAAAAATATTTTTGACTGTACAGGTGTAAACACTGCAGATGCTATTATTGACTATATTGTTGAGAAACAAAAGAAGAAAAAACTTTAATCTGGAGGAAAAGATGAAGGGATGGATTTGTTACAATCATAAAGATGCCGTTAGAAATCATGGATATATCGATTTTCATATAGAAGAAGGAAAAAAGCTTGGAATGGAAATGCAGCTGATTTACATCGAAGAACTTCAATTTGGTGTAAATGAAAATACCTGGGTCCTGGAATATCAAGGAAGGAAAATAGAGAAGCCAGATTTTGCAATTGTTCGAATGAACTATCCTTTGTTTAGTGCACAGTTAGAATACATGAATATTCCAGTTTATAATAATTCTAAAGTTGCAACCATTTGTAATGATAAAGCAATGACTTACCAATACGTGGCGAAAACAGGTGTTGACATGGTGCCTAGCCGTTTTCTTCATAAAACGTTTCTTACTAATATAGAGAAAGAGAAACGTCCATTTGTGGTAAAAGCTGTGTCTGGTCATGGGGGAAGTCAAGTCTTTTTAGTGACTGAGGAAACAACAAAAGAAGAACTGAACAACATTATAAGAAAACTAGATGATCATGTAGTGGTCCAGCCATTAGTGAAAGGAAAAGGACAGGATTTGCGAGTCTATATAATCGGTAATCAAGTGATTGCAGCGGTGTTACGAACAGCAAAGGAAGGCTTTAAGTCCAATTTCTCGTTAGGTGGAGAGGTTAGATTGTATGAACTTTCAAAGGACGAGCAGGCAATTGTTCAAAAAATAATAGAACAGTTTGATTTTGGTCTAGTGGGCATTGATTTTATTATTGATGAGGATGGAAGATTTATCTTCAATGAAATTGAAGATGTCGTGGGTTCTCGCATGCTTTATAGTTGTTCTGACATCAATATTGTTGCACTATATTTAGAGTTCATTAAGAAAGATTTATACAAGTTGTTGTAAATAATTTGATTTTATGCTATTATCTCTATGAATCAAAAAATCGTTTTGGGAGGCTATATTTAATGAAAACAGATATTCAAATTGCTCAAGAAGCCAAGATGAAGCACATTAAAGAAGTTGCTGCACTTTTGGATATTAGGGAAGAGGAACTAGATTTCTACGGTAAATATAAGGCAAAGTTTTCAGATGATTTGTGGGAAAAAGTGAAAGACAATGAAGATGGAAAACTTATCTTAGTTACTGCAATCAATCCAACACCAGCAGGTGAAGGCAAAACGACTACTACAGTTGGTTTAGGACAAGCATTTGGTAAAATGGGTAAGAAAGCAGTAATTGCGTTGCGTGAACCTTCTCTTGGTCCATGTTTTGGTATTAAGGGTGGTGCTGCAGGTGGCGGTTACGCACAAGTTGTTCCAATGGAGGAATTAAACCTACACTTTACTGGTGACTTTCATGCAATTACATCTGCAAACAATTTGTTAGCTGCTATGCTTGATAACCATTTACAGCAAGGAAACGCATTAAATATTGATCCAAATCAGATTATATGGAAACGTTGTTTAGATATGAACGATCGTGTCCTAAGAAATATTGTCGTAGGCCTTGGCAAGAAAACAGATGGAGTTGTTCGTGAAGACCATTTTATTATCACTGTTGCTTCTGAAATCATGGCGATTCTTTGTTTAGCTGAGAACATGGAAGACCTAAAGTCACGTCTTGGACGCATTATCGTAGCTTATACATATGATGGTGAGCCTGTTACTGCAAAAGAGCTTAATGCAGTTGGTTCTATGGCCGCTCTATTAAAAGAAGCAATTAAACCAAACTTAATCCAAACTCTTGATAATACACCTGCCATTGTTCATGGAGGACCATTTGCGAATATCGCTCACGGATGTAATAGTGTCCGTGCTACAAAGACAGCTTTAAAGCTTGCTGATTACACAATTACAGAAGCAGGATTTGGTGCAGACCTTGGAGCAGAAAAATTCTTCGATATCAAATGTCGTATGGCTGGGTTAAAACCAGATGCAGTTGTTTTAGTTGCTACTGTACGTGCATTAAAATATAACGGTGGAGTTGCAAAACAGGATTTAGGGGCTGAAAATGTAGATGCATTGAAAAAAGGTATCGTAAATCTTGAAAAGCATATTGAAAATGTTCAAAAATATGGCGTTCCATGTGTTGTAACATTAAACCGTTTTATTACTGACTCAGAAGCAGAACTTCAATATGTAAAAGATTTCTGTGAAACCAGAGGTTGTGAATTTGCATTATCAGAAGTATGGGAAAAAGGTGGAGATGGTGGTATTGAATTAGCTGAAAAGGTAATCAAAACTATTGAAACAAAAGAAAGTAACTTTAAACCATTATATGCAGATGAACTATCCATTGAAGAAAAAATTGAAACTATTGCAAAAGAAATCTATGGTGCAGCAAGTGTAACTTTTGACCCTGCTGCGAAAAAAGCGATTCAAAAAATTGAAGATTTAGGATTTGGTAATATGCCTGTATGTATGGCTAAAAACCAATATTCTTTATCTGATGATGCAACGAAACTAGGAAGACCAGAAAATTTTAACGTAAATATTCGTGAAGTATATGTTTCGGCAGGTGCAGGATTTGTGGTAGCGATTACAGGAACTGTAATGACGATGCCAGGATTACCTAAGAAACCAGCAGCAGAAAATATTGATGTAAATGAAGATGGAGTAATTACTGGATTGTTCTAATTAGAAATGTATGTTTGAATTATAGAAAAAAGAAAGTGTCGCTTTAGCAATTGAAAAATTGCTTTAGGGCATTTTCTTTTTTTGTGGATTTTTTCGAAAGGTGGATAGGAATGTTATTCTTGATAGGTAATGCTCTACGTATTAAAGGAGGTTATATGAAACTTAAACTTGAAAACATCGGTGCAATCCGGTATGTGGATATTAAGATAAATGGTATAACATACCAGAAACTACAAGTGTTCCTAGACACATAAAAGATTTATTATATAAATTGAGTTCAAAAAGAAAAAATGAGACTTTTGATTCTACAACGCATGACACATTTCTATTTCTTGATAATAAACAACAAGAATTTTCTATGACTAATATTGCAACTGGAACGAAGTCCATTGGGGTGTTACAGTTACTAAATGAGAACGGTTGGATTCCTTTATGAATTGATATTATTCTACATGACCTTAAAAAACTGTCCAGTTAACGTATACTATTTTGAAGTTGCAGATTTTCATACGTACTTTGTTGGGGATAGTGGTGTACTAGTTCACAATATGTGTGCTAAAAAAGGCTCCTAATAAATATGGGAAAAAAGGTGGAAAGAGACATAAGGAAGTAATAGGAAAAGTGAAGAAAGACATTGACAAACGAGGTTTTAAGGTCGGGACAGAGGCTAGATTTGATGTAGTAAATGAATATAAAAGTAAAATGTATGCAGATGTTGTTGCACTGGATGGTAAAAATAGGATAGCTGAAATTCATCAGGTTGGTAAGGGTACAAAAAAAGGCAGGGCTATTGCATGCGAGCAGAAAGTAATGTATGCCGGTGTTTATGCTCGGACTTAAAGCCGGTTCGATCTTCGTACTATCGGATAAAATTAAACCTATCGAGGACCCAGATATAGAACATAAGCTAAACGGGCCTCACAAGAAGCGTAATATATATTTTAAGCTTAATACTCATGGAGAGACTTATTATGAAATCTTTAAAGAAACCCGTTAAGACAGAATCACAGCCAGATCTAAAGGTCGAAATTTCGGATGAAGAAGCACAGCAGATTGTCGAAGCTATGGGCGCTGGTATGAATCCGATGTTTATAGATCACGGCATGCTAATTTATCGTGATAACTTTTTCACGACTAAGCGTGTAGGATTCGTTTATGGCGATGTGTGTGAAGAAAATAATTATGATTTGATTAAGTCTCTTATTTTCTGGAATGATGGCACTAAGCGCCCAGTTTATCTGTATATCGATTCCTATGGCGGTGATGCGTCAATCTGCATGCAGATTGTAGACCTAATTGAGGCTCTTCAGGCTAATGGCATCCCGGTTTATACCATAGCGATGGGAAAGGCCATGTCCGCTGGTGCTATGATTTTAGCAGCTGGTTCTAAGGGTTGCAGATTTTCATTCCCGTCTGCTCGTATTATGCTTCATCAAGCTAGTGGCGGTGCAATTGGCACTATTGAAAATATCGAACAAGAAAAGAATGAAATGGAAATCTTGAATGCAAGATTGAAGTCTATTCTTGCTAATGCTGGCATCAGCAAAGAAAATATTGAGTCTATCATGAAGAAAGACACATATTTATCTGCTAAAGAAGCTAAGAAAGCTGGTGTTATCGATAAAATCCAGGTATTGAAAGCATAAATAGAATACTAATGAAGGATAACATGTCATTTACTAATTTTTTAGACAGTGAACAACCTAGAGCTAGACGTGGCGCTGCTCCAGCTAATTTAGATTTACCTATCGCTACGAATCACACGCCGCAGATGCAGCCAGGTGCTGCTAATATCATGGCATCTACTAATAGTAAAATCGAAAATGCTAAGAATGATCTTTATGAAAAGATAGATGTCTGCTGCGCTCAATATGGTCTTTATGGACTACAAGTTATCAGCGAAGCTATTAGCAATAGTTTATCACAGATGATTTACGGTATGAATCGAACTTCTTCTAGACCTGCGCCTAGACAGCAAACGTATTCTATGCCAGCTGAATCTGTAGACGAATCTATGATGTATCAGCAACCAGCACAGCCATATAATAGGCCAGCTGGCGGAGCCGCAGCTTTTGCAGATGATTTTATGAATCATATCGGCGATATTTTCGAGGCTTGCGATAAAGATGTAGATCAGCGTGCAGAAGCTCAGATTAAAGCTAGATTGCTCGAACAAAAGCAGGCTGATATGATTGCTTCACAACAACAAGCCGCAGCAAATCAACAGGCTGAAATAGATCTAGATACACATGCTGATGATTTTGAACTAACTGGCGAAGAAAACTTACACAATGTCTAAGAAACAGAATAATCCTAAAAAAGAAAAAGATGTAATTGTAGTAGAAGGCATCGTAGAAGAAGCACTACCAAATGCTATGTTTAGAGTTAGATTAGCAAATGATAGTGTTATTCTATGCCATATTAGTGGTAAAATCAGAACTAGAAGTATTAGAATTTTGCCTGATGATCGTGTAGATGTAGAAATGTCACCATACGATTTGACAAAAGGGCGTATTTCTTGGCGATATAAGTAACGTGTTCGGAGGCTCAGCATGTTAGATATAGAAGCATTGAAAAATGATCCAACTTGGTCGAAACTGATGCCAAACGATACTTGGGCACCTTATGAAGGTAAGCCTGATTTTTCAGATTGGCCTACAGAATGGATTAAGCAAGTACCACGTGATGTTCGCGAAGGCAAACAGCATGACGGTATAGAATCCATAATGTTGACGAAGTAATATAAATACTATAATGACAGAATTAGAACTATATCTTGGCAGATTAATAGAAGCATTAGAAGATAAAGATCCTTTGATGCTTCTTCGTCGTGTAAGAAATAATGCAGTATCTGCTGTAGCTTTAGCAGAAGCTAATTCTATTCTAACAGACACGGATAGGCTACTAAGAGATATTTCGGTAAGTAATAAAGTTTTAACGTCAGCTAGTGCATCAGATCGTATTAATCGTGCATTATCTTACATTTGTTTAAAAGAACTTTCTAGTTTGTATAAACACACGTCAGCTTTTACTGAAGGCTTGATAAACGAACAGTGTAAGTATGCTAGAAAACCTGTTGCTGCTGATAAGGCTGCAATAGTTAAATTGCACAATCTGTCTGAATATTTAAAACGTGATGTATTGCCTATGTTAAAAAATGTTAACGAAAACAATTCTTTAGCAGCCAAACAGCATGCAATACGTAAAGTTATTACTGCGTTAGATAAAATTAAGAGGTAGGCATGGCAGAAGTAGATACATCTGAATTCGATAAAGAATATGAAGAATTCATAGCTAATCTAAAAGCAAGTAATGGTCAAAGACCGCCAATGCCACCTGCACGACCTAGGCCCCCTTGCCCTAATTGTCCACCACATCCAGATGTACCAGATTGGTATGATGGTTATGATCATCACATGCATCATCACCATCACCATCATCACAGACCATATATCAGTCCGCCTGATAAGGAAAAAGAAAAATATGGATTCAATGTAGAAGTTGGTGGTAAATATTACACAGGCGGTACTGCAGCGTGTTGTCCAATTAAAATAACTGTTAAGAAAGTTACTGCAGAAACTATTTACTATACAGATAAGAATGGCGTTGAACATCAAAAACCTTACAACGATTTTATGATTTCTTCTTGGAGGGATAAAAGTTATAATGCTATTAAGTGAATTAAACGAAGATTTTGGAATGGGCGTAGGGGCACCGATCGGTGCAGATCAAGGCATCCCATTCGGTGGTGATGGCAAAGCAGTAGTTCCATGCTATATGGGTATAACTTCTAGATTTGGTAGTATTGGAAATAAAGCTACCGGATTTGGTTCTCTGCTATGGCCTAGACGACGAAAACGTAAAAAGAAGAAACGAGTATCTTACTTTAAACGTTGAGGCTATTTTGAATTACGATCTGATCTATTGGAAAATCATTAACCGAGCTAAAGAACGAGAATATCCAGAAGGTTTTTATGAAATGCATCATATTATACCTAGATCAGAAGGCGGATCTAACAAAAAGTCTAATAAAATTTGTTTGACACCTAAAGAACATCATTTATGTCACTTGTGTTTGATCAAATTGCATAGATGCGTTAAATATTGCTTTAGACATCTTTCGATCAAACAATATTTAGACATGAAAGATAAAGAACGTTCAAAATTAAGGATTTATGGCTGATTTCGAATCTACGTCGCAATTAAGTAATGGCTTTTTCTATACGTTTACGTATGATGCTAGAAAGCCAGTCAAACAGCTAGTAGATTATCATCCATACATCTTCTGTATAGGCCCAGTAGGAGACCCTAAGTATAATTTATTCGCTGGGCTAAATCTTCATCATATTTCTATAGATGATCGTAAAAAATTGATGGAAGTGCTATATTCTAAGTATAATTATATGCAAAATGAGATAGAACAGCATTTTTCAGAATATACTTTGAACAAATTAGTACCAGGGATCGGATTTGCAGTTAGGGTGTATAACAGGAATAATGTTTACAATCTAAAACGTGTCAAAAACAAAGCAGTAGCATTGTATATTTTTGATCAAGGCGATCCGAGTATAGCAACACCAGATGATTCTTATCTACGCTATTTGATCAATAACTCTAAATACAAGTCTAGCAAAGCAATGGCATAAATATTAAAAATAAGGTTTCTATATGGTTAAAACGATATATTTGGATATGGATGGCGTACTATGCGATTTTAAGTCCGCTGTAGTAGATAAAAACATCTATAATCCTACTAAAAATACTATTAACTGGGGCATGCTTAAACAGCTTGGTTCAGAATTCTGGGAAAATTTACAGTGGATTCGTGAAGGTCAGCGTCTATATGCTTGGCTTTTTAAATACTGTGTAGAACAACACATTCAGCTTTGTGTTTTATCAACTGTTGGATTTGAAGAAGGCCGTCTAGGCAAGAAAGCTTGGATAGATTCACATCTTAAAATCAATCCGATGTGCATATACATAGTTGATAAAAATAAGGATAAGATTAATTTTGCAGAAGAAAATGCACTACTAATCGACGATTATGGCCGTAATGTAGAAAAGTTTATTCAAGCAGGTGGTCAGGCTATTAAATTTAATGGCTCTGCTAAAGAAGTGATCGAAAAACTAAAATTAATCACTATAGAAGACTAAGTTTTAAGAGGATACAATGGACGCTACTATTATTACAAGCATTACACCTGCAGCAGATCAGGTTCCAACAAATTTTTTGTCATTCTTAGCATCTACTAAGGAAAATGACTTCAAACAGCTATTTGACTTTGCTGTTGATACCTTGACCTTTTCTACGAAGGTGAACATTTTCCATTGGACTTGCGAAAAAGGTTTTTACCATACACAGTTCGAAGAAGTCTATGAATTGCTTCGTAAGTTCGCAGATGATCTAGTAGAACGTGTATTAGCACAAGACGTCAAGTTTAAGATCACAAATCGCCAGGCAAATATCACTGATATGATATTTAACATAGATTATGCCATTCGTAAGCTAACTGAATATAAAGAAGAAGCTGCTAAGCTAGCAGATTTCTTTAAAGATAATCGTGGCATTAACAATTTGTTTGATGATATGATTTCAGAATTAGATAAGCATATCGGCTTGCTAAAGAACTTCAAATAGTTCAAACAAAAATCTTTTTATAAATAAATTGCCATTTACACAATGGCAATTTTTTATTATATTAAAACAGTAATATCCAAAAATAGGTTAATTAAAACAAGAATATGGAAGAAAAACTTTACGATAGTAATAGCATTGACTTTTTGAAGGGTCTAGAAACCGTAAGAAAGCGTGCTGACATGTATATTGGTCAGACCACTGGAAACCCATCCGATGGTCTTTATCGTCTTTGTAGAGAAGCAGTTGATAACTCGCTGGATGAATATCTCGCTGGGCATAATAATCAATTGTACATTTATTACAATACCAAGACTTACGAAACTACAGTCGTAGATAATGGACGTGGCATTCCTGTTGGTTGGAATGATAAAGCACAGCAAAATGCTTTGACATTGGTATTTACACAATTGCATGCAGGTGGTAAGTTTAATCACGATGCATATAAGACTTCTTCAGGTAAAAATGGTATCGGACAGAAGGCTATTTCAGCATTGTCTAGCAAACTGCAGGTTTGGTCAAATAATTCCGAAGATAAGAAGTGGTATACACAGACTTTTGAAAAAGGTGAAATTACTTCAGAAGTTACTAAGACGAAGCTTCCAGAAGATTTGAAGCCACTAATTAAAAAGACTGGTACAATTTTACGTTGGACGCCAGATACAGAAATCTTTACTGATAGTTTGCATCTAAATATCAGCAGACTAAAGCGTGAACTTCACGATATTCAGTATTTGTGCCCTAAGTTGAACATTCATCTGATTATTGATGGCGAAGAACAAACATATTATTCAGAAACTGGTCTTTCTGAACTAGTAGCTAAGCACAAAGAAACAGATACTATCTTTAGTTTTTCTGACGATGATACAGATGTTGCTTTGAATTTTACAACTGAAGATGGGTATAATTTCAAGTCATTCGTCAATATTTGCTATACAAATCTTGGCGGTACACATTTGAATGGTTTAAAGAAAGCACTTTGCAGCGTCGTTAAAGCTAATTCAAAAGAAAAGATTAGCAATGATGACATTCTAGAAGGTGTAATTGGTGCTATTCACCATCGTATGGCTGAGCCTCAGTATCAGGGTCAGACTAAGAACGAACTTACAAATTCAGAAGTAGAAAAGCAAATCATCGATAAGTTGGTACCCGCATTAGAAAAGTTCTTTAAGAAAAACAAATCGTTGATGGATAAGATCGTAACTTATGCCGAAAAGATGTTAGCAGAAAAGCTTAAGATGAAGGCTTCTAAGGATTTGCTTAAAGGCATTGCACAGTTAAATACTGGTGCAAAATACATTTCAGATAAGTTCCTTGATGCAGATAGACGTAAGCATAAAGATCCGCAGGAACTAGAAATGTTTATCGTAGAAGGTGATTCTGCAGGTGGTCACTTTGCTAGAGCACGTGAATCTTTCCAGGCTGAGCTTAAGATTCGTGGTAAGATGATTAATGCAGCTAAAGCTTCGGCTGAAGACTTGTTTGGGTCTGCTAGCAAGAAGGATAAGAATGATGGCAATAAGGAAATTCGTTCTATTGTTTCAGCATTAGGCTGCGGCATTCAAAGTGACTATAACGAATCTAAGCTAAGATTCGGTAAGGTCATTATTCTATCTGATGCCGACGTTGATGGTCAACATATCGCTAATTTGGCACTTGCATTCTTCATCACATATATGCCAGACTTGGTTAAAAATGGTCACGTATATGTCGTAGATGCACCATTGTTTATTGGAAATTCTGCTAAAGGCAAGAAGTTTGGCATGACACGTGCAGAAGTAGATAAACAGATGGCTGCTGAAGGCATTAAGGACTATGATATCCTACGCCTTAAAGGTTGGGGTGAATGTAATTCCGACCAGCTGGCTGAATTATGCTTGAATAAGAAAACTAGAAAGCTTATTCAGATTCAGTGGACAGGCACTACTGAAGATATGTTAAACAAAACTATGGGAAATGACATCAACTATCGTAAGAAACTTTTAGGTATTGAGGACTAATCAATATGTCATTAAGCCCTATTCTAGAACCAGGCTACATGATATTCGACGATACTCGTTCTGACGAAAACTTTGTTGCACACAGAACGAGCCCTCGCGATAGTACAAATACTATATGCTTAGCAGATATTTTGTCGCCTGAATTAAATAGTATGTTTGAATTAACAAATGCATTGGAATCTAGACTTGTACACGTTAAGTTTAAAGGCAATGTCATTTGTAATATCAAATACTATCATAAAGCGGCTGATGACAAAAAATTCGTCGTATCTACTGTGAATTGGCTAAAGAATCTGATAAATGCTAGTTCAGTATGCGATGTTTTAGTTAACGCAGAAAAGTTAAATGAAATTTTACGTGAATATGCTGCATACTGTGCTAAGCTAACAGAATTAACTAGCAATTTGCATGATAAATTATTAATTACTGCGTTATAGTTTACAAAACCACTAAAAGTTATTAAATTTTAATTATGAAAAAGAAACAAGAAGTAGAAGAAGCAGTTGTAGAACAAATTAGTACTGTTGCAGCAGATGATTTGTTAAACAAAAACATTTATGATTATGGTATCGATATTCTAGAAGACCGTGTTTTGGCAGATTTCAGAGATGGATTTAAGCCAGCACAACGAAGAATTCTTTGGTCTGCTAGAGATTTAAAAGCATTTGCCGATGCAAAGACAGTTAAATCCGCTAGAATTTGCGGTGACTGTATGGGTAAGTATCACCCACATAGTTCAGCATATGGTTCATTAGTAACGCTTGTTAATAGCGATTATCCTGTTTTGCAAGGTCAGGGAAATTTCGGCGATATTAATAACGGACCTGCAGCGGACCGTTATACTGAGGCTAGAATTTCTGAAATTGGCATGAAAACATTGGAATGCATGCCAGTGGCTGACATGGTACCGAATTATGGCGGCGATTTGATGGAACCTGTGATTATTCCATCTAGATTTCCTAACTTTTTCGTTAATGATTGTAAAGGTATTGCAGTTGGTCTAAGCTGTGATATTCCAGCTCACAATCTAGAAGAAGTAGTAGAAGCAATGAAGGTCATTTTGAAGAAAGGCGAAGCTACTACTATTAAGGATATCATGAAACATATTAAAGGCCCGGATTATAAGTATGGCGGCAAGCTTATTTCTACGCCATCTGAAGTTCAGGCTTTATATGAAAATGGCGAAGGTTCACTGAAGTACGAATGCGAATATACTATCGCGCCAGAAGGACGTAATACTTTGCTGACAATTACTGGATATTGTCCTGGCTTTAATCCGACTTCTTTTATCAGTAAGATGATGGATTTGGTTAAAGATGGCTTGGTAATCTATGCCAATGATAGTTCTACTAAAGATGAACTTTGTAAGCTAGAAGTTTTGATGAAAACACCAGAAGTGTTCGAATCTAAGATTCATAAGCAGCTAATCAAATCTTGTAATTACAGATTCTATGCTATTAAGCGTAATAAGTCTAATGCTATTGATAAGGACGTAGAAGTTGATGTATTAGTACCTAATATGCTTGAACTTTTGTCTGAATGGCTAGAATGGCGTAAAGAAGTAGAAACTAAGATGACAAACCGAGAAATTGGTTTGACACACGACAGAGAAATTCGTTTAAGAACGAAGGAATCTGCTGTTAATAATCTTAGCATTGTTAAAGATGCATTGGAATCTATGGACCCAGTTAAGCATATTCTTTCTAAACTGCCATATCTTATCACTTTGGCTGCTACTAATAAGGCAGAAGCTAAGGAATGCGCCGAATATCTGATGGACCAGAAGCTGAATTCTATTAGAAAGTTAGATGCTAAGAAATTGACACAAGAAATTAATGACTGTGTAGCTAAAACTGCTACATTGAATAATGACTTGTCTGATATTTCTAAGGTTGTTCTAAGAGAATTAGATAAGTTAAAGGTTTTCTATAAGCCTAGAACTTTGAAAGTTTAAAATTTCTTTATAAAAATAAAACCCGCTTTCTTAAGCGGGTTTTTTGTAGTTTTAACATATAGACTAAGCTTGCTGTGGCTGAGCTTTGTCGTTCTGTTGCTGGTTAGTAACGCTTTGGTTATTTCCACCATTGACCATAGCTTGTGCTTGCTGCATAGCTTTCTTATCATTATTCAAATTAGTAGAATTCTGACCAACGTCGCCATTAACTAGACCAGCAATCAGCTGACCAAGCACTTCTGGAGTAAATTCTTTTCCAGCAGCGTGTGCAGCTTGTTTTGCTGCAGCGATTAGATTCTTGCCATCTATATTCTGTGCTAGTGCTTGTCCTGCAGCCTTAACACCTTTCTGAAGCACGCCAGACTTAGCTAAGCTAGTGCCAAGCTGTGCTAGTTTTGGTCCTACTGTAGTTAAAAGCGGAATCAAGAATGGAAATGCTTCATTGATATAAACTGGTTCGCAACTTTCGTCTAGAACTGAATCGATAAAATCCTTAGAATTTAGATTTTCATACAAAAAAGATTCAGTCATCTTGGGTTTGCCTTTATAAGATTCTACGATCGGCAGATCAAATTTCTTCATAAAAGTCTCCTTATAAATAATTTAAAATATTTATATGTTGAGACTATAATAAGGTATAATATGTCGATAGAAAATACACTAGCTGATACATTTGATATAGATCTATCTGAAAAACAGGTAGAGGAATCTTCGAAGCGTATTAGTGAAATCAGCGCTGGCGTTAAGGAACAGAAATATAACTTAGAAGATAAGGAATATATTCGTACCGAACTCCAATCGCTCATCGAATTGAATAGAAAGGTTTTAGAAACGCTGAGTGAACAATGCAAACTCGGTGCGCCGCCTAGAATGTACGAAGTATTTAGTACGCTATCTAATTCTATCTCTACTAACTTGATGAATCTAGCTAATCTAGATAAGACGGTTACTGATTATCAAGTTAAGGAATCTGATGAAGCGTTCCGTGAACAAGCCAATGAACAAAAAGTTGCTCTAATAAATAGTAAGTTAAAAGCTGGCGGTTCACCTGGCACTTTGATTCAGAATAATACGTATAATTTTACGTCTAACGAAATGCTTTCTATGTTAAAACAAATTGAACAGCCAAAACAAATCACGGAACTGGAGAATTTGCCGAAGTTCGATTTGCATTAAACTATGAAATTTTCGATATATTATAAACTATTAGAACGAGATTCCTATTTTGACAAGTTTTTCAAAAGGGAACGTAAAAAACTATCCGATGAAAGTGTAGCATTAGCAGAAGAAATGTATAGAGATTTATTAGAGTTAATAGCTTCATACATTTTGACAAATAACAAAATTGCATTGAGTGTTATTCTGACTAAACAAAATTCTAAAATTGCTAAGCGATTTTTTGATCATTTCACTAATTTGGGCACTACACATATGAGTAAAGCAGATATTTTATCTTGCTTAGACGATTTTTTCGAAGAGGGTACACATGAAGAACCTAAATGAATTCTTAAATGAAAGACTAAAGAAAACAGATTTCGATTCACTTCTTAAAGTCGAACATTTTTATCTTAACGAAGACGATATGGGTGCAGACCCTATTGGTGGGACAGACCCGCTAGCTGGCGGAGATCCAATGGCTGGCGGAGATCCAATGGCTGGCGGAGATCCGATGGGTGGTGATCCGATGGGTGGTGATCCGATGGGCGGCGACACTGGCGGTGATGCTGCTGGCGGAACTGGCTTCGACAATGCTGAATCTGACGAGGCTGATACTGAAGACGAAGATCAAGATGATGATCATGAAGATGATCCAGACTGGACTAAAGGCGTCACTGATCCAGATGACGTAATGCTTACAAAGAAGCCAGCTGGCGAAACTGTGTATGATGCAGATTCCGTACTTAAATCTATTGCCGGGCTTAAAGCTTCGCTTAAGCCAGAAGAATTATCTAGCATGGAAGAAGTCCAAAAAGCATTGGAGCTTATCGTTAATGGCAAGAAGTTAAAGATCGAAGACGTAGCATTTGACGATCCCTATGACGCGATGAAGTTAATCAATAAGATAGAAGAACCCATCGACATCAAACTCAAGAATTATATCGATCTTAAGATTAAGCAGCCTATCATTCTACAACGAGATCAGAATAAGTCTGAAATCGCGGCACTAGCTGACGATAACGAAAAGGCTAGAGAAACTATCGACGCAATGAATAAACAATAATAGAATATGCAATTATCAGTTAAAAGATTCTTCGATTACAGGCCGGCTTCTCAGTGGGCATTCGATTTGGAATTTAGCGATGTAAAACTAATTAACTCTGAAGGTCAGTTAGTAGAAGCTGGCATGTTTTCTACTGAAGAGCTAGATCGTATTTCTAAAGCTGTAGTTTCTATCACACAGCAAAAATACAAGATTGAAGCCGATACGAAGTGTTATGGCAACTTTGATTTTACTATCCCAAAGTACGATGCGAATGACATAACTATGACGGTCACTTTCGAAGAAACTGATGATTTGCTTATATCTCATAAATTAGTTGGTGCATTGATGGGCAATGTAGCTGGTAGTGATTCGCCAGCTTGGCTCAATGTACATCCACGAATTCATTTAACTATTAGGCGTTATAACACATATGCTTTAGATTTAGACAAAACAGCATTTGTACCTCGTGTGAATAATAATTCAATCAATGGCGAACAAAAGTTTTGTTGTAAAATGTCAGGCTATACAGAGCCTTCATATAATCGAACTTCCGAATCACCTAGTGCAGCAACTTGTACTATTACATTCTTGTTATCGAATGAAAACGACTTTTATAATGACGAATCTATTAAGATAGTTGAGCCATCTGATATGCAAGCCGCGCAAAAACTTAGAGAACTAGTCGACACAGCGAAAGATTTTATTACTACTACAGGATCAGTATGCAATGCCGCTGCAGTTTATTTTACTGGCAGTGTGTTAGGCAAATTAGATGTATCTTCTCTGAGAAATAGCAATGTTAAAACACATGCTAATGCTTACAATATAGTAACTGTAACTGACTCAATGCTGACTGAATCGTTAAATGCCGCATTTGCTAGCACTAGAGGCGGGCATGGGCACACTGTTACAGAAACTTTGAATTCGATGCATACATCTCAAGGCACTGATTGGCAGCATCAATTATATGCTAAAAATTTGATGGCTCTTTCTACTGCTATCACGCTTTCTTCTAACGCGCTTAAAAGTTTAGGCGGTGGCTATGAATTTTATATCAGTTCTATCAATACTGGCAGTCACCATGATAATTACAACTCTAAATCACACTTTTTTGGCGCTAAAGTAGATTTGTGGCTATTCAAAGACGGTAAACGAATAGGTGTTAAAGAGTTTTCTACTGATCCAGAACTAAGAGCGAAAGTCACAAAAGTTTTGAATGAAAATGGCTTAGCTTTCCAGGCAGAAACAAAAAATACGGATACATCTCTGTGGTTAGATTGCTATCTATGGTATGGGTATTTGAAAAATCCGAAAAATACAGAAGTTTATGAATCATATGGCACTGGTTGGAGCGCTAATCAAGATCTATATTATACTGGAACTAAAAGACATTATGGCTGGAAAGTTTAATTTCACTATCGGCAGTTATTGTTTTATCTGCCGATAGTTTTGTATGATAATCTACCGATAGAGATAAATATCATAGATATCGGAGATTTTTATGTCTAGCAATCATCAAGTAAATTATGCCGAGCTAACACCAGCTATGCGAGAATATTTTTCTAAAGCTAGCATGTGGCAACGCATGAATAACAAAAATGCAAAGACCGAGCAGCAAGCATTAACTGACGGTGGTTTTGTATGGCTTTCTGCCGAATCTGATGACGGTTCTGTTGAACGATGGGGCTATCGCTACACGCAAGATGAAAATGGCAATGTCAAGTTCGATCAGAACGATTTAGCGGCCTATCAACACTCATCAGATGGCAATATTGCTAATGCTGCACACGATGGGTCTGTTGTTTACTATTATGAACATATAGACGAAGCGTCTAGTATAGTATCATCGGATATCTATAAGTATGATGAGTCTAGTAGACCAGGGCTAGAACAAGAAGTAAATCCTTTTCAGGCACAATACGAAGCCACAAAAGCAGCAGAAGATAGACTGACACATGAAGGAGCCATTGAAAAATCGCATGCAAAATCTGATTATGACAGAACATCAGAAGAATTGCAGCAGTTAGATGCACAAATAGCTGAATCTGAAGCAAGTATAGAACGTGACGAAGCATTAGCATCATTAGAAGATTTAGATGAAGACTTTTCAGAAACTGAGTTATCTAACGAAAAATCTAGAATAAAATCCGTACGTGATAGACGTGAAGAAGAAGCAGAGTTGGATCGTGGCTATCGTGAAGCTTTAGAATTATCAGAAAAACTAGAACGTGAAAAAGCTGAAAAAGATGCTGAAAACGAATCTTTGCTATCTGAACTAGAAGATTTGCCTTCTGACGAACCAGATGAAGATTTTGTGGCAGAAAAAGAAAGAATATCTAAATATGCTGAAGAACGACGTGCGACAGAAAAAGAAGCAGAAGATACACAGTCAGAATCGGCACAAGAAACTGAATCGGAAACTGCAGCAGAAACAGATGGTGATTCTTCAGAAGAGACTGTCACTGATTTAACTGGCGAAGTGGGTGCTGCTGCTAGTGAAACTGCTGCTGCAGAAGCGGCTGATACTACTGCTGATGCTTCAGCAGCAGTAGCTTATGCTGCGGCAGTAGCTAATGAACCAGTGATTAATCATATTTTTAAGAATAGTTTTTATAATGACATGCCTGCAGTTAAATGGTCATTTTCTATAGACTTTCAGCCATCAATAGAATTAGCACAATACTCGGACGAATGTTTTGACTGGGCTAAAATATTAACTAAAACTGTTATTAGTACAGAAATACCTACTAGAGAAAGTACTTCAGTAACATCGAATTTTAAAGGTGTTACTTGTGAATTACCAGCTAGAACTAAAACGTCTGGCGATTTAAAAATTCAGTTCGCAGAGAACGAAATGGGCTCGTTAATGTACATTTTGCATGAATTACAATCTATTTCGTACAATCGTTACTACCCTTATAACGAAATTCCTGGCATTGAAGCTGCTGTGGAACAAATTTCAGAAGATGTATCTGCAGAAGAAAAACTGACAATATTTAGACAGCCTTCTAGATTTGCATTGATAGATCATGGTCACCAATTCAATATAGCGATCTATCTGTATAGACCAATCAATGCTCACGCGTTTAATCCTTTTGCTGAAGGGCAAACACCAGATTACGTGTATTTCTTCCACAAATGTGATTTATATCAAATCGGCAATATTAACTTTGATTATACAAAGGATAGCGCAATAGATATGGTTGGCACATTTATGTATCAGCACTTCGAAGAAATGACGTTCGATGAATACTGTGAAAAACGATTTGTAACTGCAGATGAATGGGCTGATAAGGAATTAGAAAAAGCTAAAAAGGCCGAATTAGATGAAATGGCAGCTAAAGCTGCACACGAAGAATACGAAAAGAATCATCCGAAGCGACAAAATGATCCAGTCATGCGAACGATAGAAGGGCTTAAACAAGATGCTAAGGATGATATTGCTGCGGCTAGACAATCTGCTATGGCTTCTCAAGCGGCTGGAGCTGGTGCATCTAGGGCTGGCGCATCTTCATATGGGCGTAGTAGATAAATAAAGTATACAAATCAAGTAAAGAATTATAGTTATGTCTAATGAAACACAAGAAGAAGTACTAGCTGATATAAAAAGTGCACGAGATGCATACTTAGCACAGGGCTTGCATCAGCGATCGGTAGTTAGAGCATTATCTAGATTAGATGGAACACAGCAAACACTATTCGCTGCTGCGTATTTGTCCGGCGAGGTCATTGACGACGGCACATTTAGCGATGCTGCAGATCAACTAGTAGATATGATCTACACATCTAATGATGCAACAGCAATTAAAGTATTAGATGATGTACAAGCTGGGACTCTTACACTGACAAAAGAAGACAAATCTGCATTAAAAAACATATATTCGCAGATCGAAACTAATATTAAAGAAGAAGAATCTGATGCTGCTACATTGGCTGCTCTTAAAGAACGATATAATAAGTTAGTTTCTGAAGTTAAAACTGAATCCAGCGGCACAGTAGATATAGATGCTATGTATTCTAGCGGCGAGCTTGGCAAGTTTATCGATAGAACTCGTACTAGTAACGATGACACTGAAAGTTTTATAGGTGATGATGAAGCGACTACAATAGGCACGTTTACATATCAAACTGAAGCTAAACGAGAAGATGAAAGCGAAGAAGAATATCAGTCTAGGCTAGAAGAACATTTAAAACGTACTAAAGGCTCAGTCGAAGAATTTGCTAATGCTAGTGATGATAACGCTGCGAAGCTAGAAGAAATAGCTAGCTTAGGCGCACTGATTGAAGAAAAGAGTGCTTCTGCAGCTAGAACGGAATCTTCGCTGCGGTGATTTAGCTTCATACGCTGCCAAGCCAACTGAAAATAGCGATGGCGGCGAAAGCGATGAGCCAGGCGACGGGGGATCTGGCGGCGGTAGTGGCGGCGGCGAAGGGGAAGGCGACGGCGATGGTCTTGGCGTCACTAAAAGCAAAGGTGGCGAGAGCGGCACTTCTGGTGGTACTGATGATGTCAGTGAAGATGATTCGACAGAGGTTGGCAAAATGCCAAACGTGCCAGAAACTGCAGTAGGGCCAGTCGTTAACGATGCTTTGATAGATCCGCATAGTGATAAAGAAGATGCATCGGCTTATGTAGATTCGATTTTAGAAGAACCTGCTATTAATCACATCTTTAAAAATAGTGCATATAGATTAGCAACGCCACTTCCTGCTTGGTCTTTTTCTGTAGATTTTATACCATCTACTAAGTACTTTAACAATGAAGATTTAGCAGAGATGTTTACTATTTTGACTAAAGCGGTGATAAGTGTTAAAATAAATGAATTTAAAGTTAATAGTGGTAAATTAATGTATGCTGGCATGCAACACCCATTTGTCACTAATGCGAACACAGCGGGAGATTTACAAATTACTTTTGCTGAAAATAATATGTTCCAAGTATCTAGAATATTACGTAAGATCTATAGATGGTGCTCGCATGACCCGGAATTTGCAGTATATGATTCAATAGTCACTAGTGGCGCAAATGCTGCTAATACGGATGAAGCTGATGGTCCAGCATATACACTTAATTTTCAGCCTATATTTGATAAGTTTGTTTGCGATATTGTCGTAAATGTTTATAGGCCTATCGAGGCTCACATCTTCGATAATGTTTCAATCATGCCTGTATTTGTCTACACATATAAACACTGCTGGCTCAAAAATATAGCTAATACTGCGATTGATTATACTTCAGATGATGTTATAGATCGCGATGCGATATTTACTTATCAATATGCTATCGGTGAACCATACGCACACTATGCAGTTAGAAATGGCATCGTAGATAGTAGTGAAGTTGAATCTGCAGGTAAATCTGAAGAACAGGTCGAAAAGAGTGCTTGGTCTAAGTTTAAAGATGCTATGAGTTTCGAAGATCCATATTTAGATCGTGGTTCTAATAAATCGGCCGCAGAAAAAGCCAAAGGATTTATCAGTCCATTTGGCGACGTTGGCGCTGCTATTGGCAACGTATTTACTGGCAGTCAAGATCATCACTAAGCAGTATGGTCTATGCCTGACCAATACCAGTTATCGTAATGCATATTCATTGAACAAGTAACTTTATCATTACTTTCATAGTTTAGATCAGATATATTAACATCGGTGATCAACACATTCTGTAAAGTTATTTGTTTTTGAGTAGCTGCATCAGCGCCAGTGCCAAACATAGTAATTTCTACAGATCCAAATGTGCGCCAAGGTTCTAAGTAAGTTTTAGCATTCATTCCATTGCCGCCATTATCCCAATTCATATAAGCCATATTTAATATGTTATACATCGGGTTGCCTAGTGGCCTGATGTTAAATTTTATTGAAATCGTGCCAGTAGTATCACGACCAGTAATGTATGATCTTCTCGTGTTTATAAAATTTCTAGTAGTTACAGTATCCTTAAACGTTGGCAGTGTTATAGAAATTATTTCTTCAGATAGCAGTTCAAATACGAAATCTATTTCTTGATCACGTAATTCTCTGAATTTAACACCAAAACGCCATGATTGATGTGGTACCATAGCTGATGCTCTATTTTGCCAAAGTGTTCTGTTACCATTCCAAACTGTCATATGTTACCCTTATTAAATACCACCTGGGGGTGTAGTAAAATCAAATTTAAATCCTGTTGCAGGCGGTGTAGCGCCGATGTCACTGTCATTGCAAAGGTTCATTTTTTCAGCAGCAGCTGCTGCACGTTTTTTAGCAGATTCCAATCTTTGGTTTGCAGCTGTAAGATTTGCTGCAGCCTCATTTTCTGCTTTAACTTCTTTTGAGCCAACAGATTTTGCGAAACTACCTGGGTCTGAAGCTGGGAATGCTGCTGCAACAACTGCTGCAGCCTTTTTGCTTGCCGCTTCTGCTTGTTTTTGTGCAGCTTGTGCTTCTGCTAGAGCTTTATTTGCATCTTCAAATTCTTTCTGAGGCGTTGCTGCTTGCTGAGTAGCAGCTTTAGGCTTGCTAGAACCGCCAGATTTCTTTTTGTCTGCTTTCTTCTTTGCGGCAGCTGCTCTATCAGCATCGGCTTTCTTCGTAGCTTCTTCGTCAGCTTTAGCTTTCTTCTTAGCATCTGATTCAGCAGCATCATTTCTAGTATTATATTCATCTTGATATGCAGCAATTTTATTGCGAGTATCACTGAAAATAGCATTAGGATCGTAATCGTCAGTAGCTATATCAGGTTCATAAATCTTTTTGAAAGATTCAAATGCAAAAGTCATTCTATAAGTAGGTAAGTCATTATTTGCATATGATAAGTCATAGATTTCATAATCTATCAATCTGCAAAAGCCAAATTGGTATCTTAACATTCTTTTGTTAAGATTATTATTTAAAATATCAATGGCTATAACGTCTACCCAGCCATTATCAATATATTCCATGCCTGTTATGCCAGCATTGTGAATATTTCTTCTGATAATAAAATTTAGTAATTGATCTATCTGAAAATCATCAGTCTCAGCAAATGTTAATGTAAAAGTTGGTTTCGCTTCATAGTCTGGCATAATAATTTTTTCATATAAATTGCCAGTTTGATGCGATTCGACCTTATACTTATAAGCAGGCAGATCGACAGCTATACACGAATAAAACTCTACTAATTTTTCGGCTGGTTGCCCAAAAATAGCACCTAAATCACCATTAACATCCCAACCTTCATCTATAGCCGCTTTACTGTTATCCCAGTGACGCTGTTTTAGGTTGTGAATGCTGACGATATAGCTGTCGTTTAGCTTTACCGATTTAGTTTGATAATACTGCCCTAGATCCATATTGATATTTATAAATATATAAAGTTATTGGAGATTATATGCTATTTAATGAATATGCAGAACAAGAACTAAAGAAATCAGTTGCTATGAACGAAAATATTCAAGTTTATGGCGATACTTCAACATGCAAAGCAAATGAACCTTTCGTAGCAGCCCATAAGCATTCTTACTATATGAATTCTTATGGTTTTGGCTGGACTGGTCCTGCTTCAGATGGCAATGCGCACATCCACGAAATTCTTAACGGCAAGATCGTAGTAGATGGCGATGGACATACACATGACTTAGAAAAGCCTACTAAAACTGGCTCTGATGCTGTCGAAGGTGTAGATCCAGTTCGTACATTAATCGATCCTATGAAAGGTTCCGGCGATCTATAATGCCTACTAATTTCGCAGCAGAATTTTCTAAGATATTCAGTACAACTGGATGTACTATAGAAGGTTATGATTGGAAGGAGAATCATTACTTTGATCCTTCTTCTGATTGTTATGCTGCAGAAGCTGCACTAGTAAGCGAATTAACGTCAGAAGCTTATAGCAAGTTTGGATTTGAAGTTGAATACTACGTTAAACAAATATCTACGAAACGTGATCAGCTGCAAGGTGAAGATCAGCTAGAAAATTTTGTACGTAGATTCAAACTAAACGTCTATACAGAGTCAGTGCCGCAGATGGAAAGGCACTATGAACTACAGGGTATGCACTATACTGATATAGTGCATTTACAGTGTACGATTCAACATTTTAAGGAAGCTTCTGTATTATCATATCTTACGAACCAAGCAGAATACGAAGAATACTATCCGAAAATCGGTGATGTGATGTATTTTCCTTGGAATAAGATGTTTTATGAGTTAGTAAATGTGAAAACATTTAGTGACCAATCGTCGTTTTTAGGTACGCCTATCACGTTCGAATTCATACTACGTGAATGGCACCCAAGCCACGAAGATGTTGATATTATGCAGCAAAATCCAGATAATATGGATACCGTAAGACAATTTGCTGAATTAGCAGAAACATTTGATATAGAAACATCTGTAGCTAAAGATGTAGCCGCAGATAAAGTAGATGAACAGAAAAATTTGCCATTTTCGACAGATGGTGATGTTTTGTCTATAAATAATTCATTAAATGGATTAGACAAACGTAACAAGATCAAATCTATTAACGAACCTATTTACAGGAACGAACTAGATGAATCTGTTATTTTCGACCCTTTTGAAAACTAATAAATATTGTATATAGGAGAAAAACATGCCTACTTTTAAACAATTTCTAAAAGAACACGATTATGATTCTGAAGTTTTTACCGATGAATTGGAACAGTCTGAAATCAACAGCATCAATTCTGGTGCATATTCTATGATCAAGTCTTACTTCGAAAAGGCTGACAAGAATGGCAAATTGGCTATGCATAGCCTCGGTGTAGACATCGGCGAAGCAATTGCTAAGTATCTTTCTGAAGAATTCGTAGACGAAGAATCATTCAAGAATGATGACGTCAAGCTAAAGTATATGAATGCTGTACGTGATAAGGTTTCTGAATCTCTATCCGAAAAGATTAAGGACCTATTCGAATCTGTCGGTCAGACTGCAGATGAAATTCGCTTGACACTTCCTATCAAGTAATATAAATACTAAAAGAGGAATCAATAATGCCATACAATCATCATTATCGTCCGCATGGAATGTATTACTCTGACGTAGAGCCAGCTTATGAGCTCCCTGCTGAGTGTGAATGCCATACTAGACCACATGATGATTGTGTTTGTGTTAGAGAAGCTGATGTAGAATATTGGAATAGCGCTGCTAATGCTGTTTCTTCACTGATAGAAAGCGGCATAGATATGGGCGCTATCAATTCTGCTGCTAGTTTAGCTGGCAGTGCGAATCTATGGAATTCAGTTTATACTGATGTTTCAGCTAATTCTGCTTATTGGAACGAAGTTAGTTCATTCAGTGCAGATCTTACTGCAGCTTCTGCTATATTAAATTCTGCTGTAAATGATCTAGCAAATAAGAAATTCTATGTAGATCAGGACACAATCACTGGCGAAGGCACTCAAGCTAGGCCATGGGGTGTTTCTTATAAAGATCAAATCGATGCTTTGATAGACCAGTATGAATCGTTAACAGCTTCGACTACTCCAATGTCAGCTCTGCAACGTGTTTTCATGGACAGTAGAGACGATATTCTGATCAAAATTGCTGCTTTATCAGGCGGACATATTCAGAATTTCGAAATGATTCTTCAGCTGATGGGTGTTTTATCTAATAGCGCTAATCGCCCCGATATCTGGATGCGTGATGATGCTATGGATTCAACTAAAGCGCACACTTATAATTATCATACAGAATTGAATAGAATGTTTTATTCAACTTATACAGGTAAATAATGGAATCTGCAGCACTAGGAATCATTTCTTCAGGCAATCCACTTGCTATTATGGCTTTAATCTGTCTAGCAGTGATGTGGTTTGTCATCAGATATCAACGTAAAAATACGGCAGAAGTTCGTGATAAACAAAACACTGATTTGACAAATGAACTAAATAATGCAAAATCTGCATTAGAAGAATGCTCAAAGAAAGTTGAAGAATTAGAAAAATCGCAGCAAGCTTTAATCATTAGCAAAGAATTAATGTCTAAAGACGTAGATTATCTCAAAGAAGAAAATGCTACCGTCAAACAAGATCTAAAAGATATTAAGTCTACTTTAGCTACTATGGCGCTTTCACTAGAACGTATAGCTGCAAGATATGATAATATGAAGGATAACTAAAATGACATTGACTGAATATATTAATGAAAGTTCTGACATTTTGACTAGCACACAAGATAAAAATCCATTGTTTTATCTGTTTGTAGCTGGCAAGATCAAAGCTGGTAAAGACCCATCTGAATTGCAAACTGACTTCATTTTAAAGCAGGTATTTAATCAAGCAGATAAGCTTTCTAAGAAGCTCGGTAAAGAAAAAATTAAGATTCTTTCTAATAATTGGCAGCCAGGCATCGTTCTAATCAGATTTGAAGAATTTACACATTCTAAGCCTGAAGATGTTGTTAAAAAAGTTTTAAAAGAAATGCAACACTACTTAATGGGTATTTCTGCTGAATTTTCAGAATCATTAGAAATCGAAACATTATTCAAGGAATTTATTAATTCGAAAGACGTTGAAGATTACTTCGTGTCCATTCGTCGATAGTTTATAAATATTATAATTGGAGATTAAACTACTATGAAAAGTTTTAAAGAATTTAACACAAAGCTAAATGAAGGCTTTTTAGATGATGACAATGAAGAACAGCTCTCTGCAGATTCTTTTGCAAATGTAAAAGAAGAAGAAAAGCTGGACGACGAACCATTTCCTGAATCCGATGAAGAAGATGCTATCGGCAATGCAGATCCACTTGCAGATTCCGATGACATAGATCTTTCTGATGAAATTGGTTCAGATGAAGATAAAGAAGATTCTACTGAAAAAGAAGATCTAGCTGATCTTAAGCTAGATGAACTAGAAGACGATGACGAAGTTAAGGATTCTGGCGACGAAAAAGTAGAAGAACAGGAAGCAGCCGAAGAAGAAGCAGAACTTACTTCTACCGCAATTGATTCACTAAAGGATGCTATTGCTACTCTTACTTCTAAGATCGAAGCTCTAACAGACAAGGTCGATAACGAAGAAGAAAATGCACCAGCCGAAGGCGAAGGCGGGGATGATATGGGACTAGACGACATTGGCGCTGACGATAGTGGTGCTGGTGAAGGCGGCGATCAAGGCGGTGACCTTGGCGGCGATCAAGGCGGTGATGATCTTGGCTTAGATGATATTGGCGATGGTTCTAGCGAAGGCGGTGATGATCTAGGTCTAGAAGGCGGCGATCAAGGCAGCACTGAAGAAGACGGCGATAACGCTGGTGGCGGAGACGAAAATGCTAATGAAGGCTCTGATGAAGATTTCGGAGATAATGAATCTGATAATACAAAGACCGAAGCATACAATCACTATCTAAAGCATGGTAAGATTCTTAACAGCAATAGCGGTAGCCTAATCGGTAAGGTCTTAAGTGGCAAGCTTTACGACCTAGACGAAAGCTTTATGAATATTGTTAAGGCTAAGATCCGTCAGAAGATTGAAGCAAGAAAACAAGAACTAAAGGAAAATCATTTCCAGGGACTTTAATAAGATTTGTTTAATCTCCTTGTATACTAACGACTCGGGCAAAAGCCCGAGTTTTTTGCATATATAAAACTATGAAAGATATTGATATTATTAGATCACAGCGTGATACTTTGTTCGAAGCATGCAAAAAAGTTGCTACTAATAAAAAATGCCCGGATTGGATTTCTAGAATTCTATCGGATGCAGTAATTCAATCTAAAAAACTTCAAGCTAATGATGTTGAAGTTACGTCAGAAACTACTCTTTCTAAAACTATCGAAGTTGGTGCTACTGTCGCATCTAACAAGTATAATGATACCTGTATCTACAAAATAAAAGCTGAAGGTCCTATTGTTCAAGGCGAACAGCTTTACGAATTAGTCGTTATAAAAGGAAATAAGGATAATCCCGAAGGGAGTATCCTTTATAATGTTCCAAAATCTTGGCTTGTTACTTCAAATTAAATAAGTTATCTACATTGATCTTCTGAATCAATTGCCATTCAGACTTATCTGCATGTGGTACACAGAAAATCTTGCAGGCTGGCTCACTTAAAATTTCAGGGTTTAAAATCTGAATTAAATGCCAATTAGATAATCTTATTGCGATTGCGTCTCTTCGTTCTAGGTCTTCTTGAGAAACATTGCCGAATCCAGGCTCGCCATTTTTGGAAGTTGCAAACTTAAAAAGTTGTTTAAAATGTGCCAGATATATGCTATCAAATTGCTTAAATAAATGGCATGTTTGATATAATTTTTTGTGTTTTATATCGGGAATTCCCATTCTAGAAAGAGTTTCTACCACAACTTTTTCATCTACTAACAGTGTTATAGCTAATAATTCATTTACCATCATAATAGTACTCGTTAGTGCTTAGATGGCTCAGATTCTCTATGTTTCTGCGATTTAATATTGTTTAATCTATCATCGTAGTTATATTTGATATTCATTAAACGTCTAAGCCTAAATGCTCTTTTTCTTTTCGCTTGAATCATCGCCATTTTCGCATTACGCTTCTTTTGTCCGAATCGAGATTGTGCTCTTGTACGATTCAATTCTTCAGGCCTCAAGTATGGTACTACCACTGATTCACCATCGTCCTTTACAATTTTTTGGTCAGCTCTTGTAGTTTCTGTGTGATTATTACGAACTTTGCCATGATCGATGTCCTTTTTAGCTTTGACTAAGCCTTCATCTAGCATGCCAGCAGTTTTTAATTCATTTTTAACATAATCTTCAAAAAGCATATAAGTATTTATAGCGCAAAAATAAACTTTCAGACTAAAATTTAAAATTTATATTTAATTCGTCACAGATGAAGAAATTAAATGCTATATAAATAGCAATCTAATAAGCTAATTTGTTAGCATTCAGCAGTGACACTATAAATAACTTATAAGATTAGGATATTTATATGAACTTTAATTTTTGGAATCCATTATCTCCAGCATTTTTAAGTAAAGATCCTGAACAATCATACGTTCAGCAAGTCAATGCCGTACAGAACAGCATTGGTAAGGACGAAGACGGCATTAAATGGTCTGCATTGCTACCATCTCGTGTAAATGGCTTTTTCGATCCAACACAGCCTTGCGACGCAAATGGAATTTTGTTTGACGCAGTATTTGCTACAAAACAGCAAAGAATTTCATTCTATCGTTCAATGTCTTTATACCCGTTGATCAGCAAAGCTTTAACATCATATACAGACGAAGTAGTTAACGAAGATTCACACGGTAATCTTTTCAAGTTTGGCATTAAAGATGTATTTAGTGATAGATTTAACAAAACTGAGCTATTTACACTAGAAGACGAATTTAATTACGTTGTTAATTCTGTTATTAAGCGTGATGATATTTGGTATCTATTTAATCGCTGGCTAATTGACGGCGAACAGTTCTGGGAGCTTTGCCCTAATGATGCAGGTGATGCGCTTATTGGCATTAAGGTATTGCCAGCATTCTGTTCACTAGTAATTTATGATGAAGGCATTCCTACTGGCTACATGCAGGATCCTAGACTAATCGATATCCAGTCTAAAGATATGCCTAAATCATTTACTCTAGACCAAGTTGCTTATGCTAGTTTTGGCAACTGGGCTACGAATAGAAACGATGTACGTGGCATGCTAGAACCAGCTATTAGACCATTGAATCAGCTACGTTCTATCGAAGATGCAATGACAGTTTATTACATTACTAGAGCTCCAGAAAAACGTGTATTTAAGATCTATACTGGTCAACTGGCACCTTCTAAAGTTCCTTCTTATATGCAAGAACTAAAGGGTCAATATAGAAAGACATTATCACTTGACCCAGCAACAGGTGCAGTTAATTCTTCTAAGCAGGTTCAAGCTCTTTCAGAAGATTACTGGTTTAGTGTTGGTGATGGCGGTAATGGTTCCACAGTAGAACCTTATAAGTCTAGCGTAGAATTTAGTGGCCAAGCTGAAGATATTAAGATGTTCCAGCAAGCTGTCATGAATGCTATTCACTTCCCTAATGGCAGATGGCAAGATGGCGATTCTCCTACACAATATTCACAGGCTGTAGAAACTAATCTTCCAGAAATTCAGTTCCAAAAAGAATGCCGTAGATTAGGTCGTAGATTTATCAGAGGTCTAGTTCTCCACACATTCGTAGAACACATTCGTTTACGTGGATTAAACAAGAAGTTCTTGAATAAGGATATCTACAATATCGAATTCAATTATGCCTCTGATTTCGAAAATACTAGATTGCTAGGCATGACTGAAAAGTATGGCTCTCAGATCAGTACTTTCAGAGAGTTCTTACCAACTTATGCTAATTCTAAGCCTACGGCAGAAGAAGCACCTCCACTGATTTCAAAATATACTTTCTTGCACGATATGCTTGGCTGGAGCGATGAACAAATTGCTAAAAATGATAAACGTCTAGCAGAAGAAAAACAGGTCATTCTAGATAAGGCTAAGGAATCTGCTGATGAAGGCGGCGCAGTTGAAACGTCTGAAGGCGATTTTGCATTCTAACTTTTAGTTGTGTTTAATTTTATTATATTATCTTTAAACTTGAGAGATTAAACATGGCCGAATATATTAAAAATGCAAAACTCCGTGAGATGATCACTGAGTATAATCTAACAAATATCGAAGACGACGGCTCATGGCTTTCTGGTTATCTTCAACGAATGACTAAGAAACATGAGCTGCGGCAAACTTACAGATGAAAAATTCAAACTAGCTAAAGATTTTGTAACGGCAAGAACTGCTGAAACTGAAGCTAAGTTTGAAGCTTTCAACAAACTTAACAAAGAAGAACAGTTTAGATATCGCCAAAAGCTAAAAATTTTGAAAGATGATCTATGGTTCGCTTTTAAAAAGATCGTAGATGGCAGAATTGCATCACTCGGTCTTCATCGAAGTTTGAAAGATCCAGAAAATATCTGTGATATTTCAGCCGATGCTGTTATAGCAGTTTTTAAGTACATTAACCGTTATGATGCAAGTAGATCAAGCTCAGCATTTGCATTTGTCACACAGATCGCTCATAACAGCATCGTTGCTTCTATCAATGAAATAAAACTAAGAGAAACTACGCTTATTACTGGCTTAGACTTCTTAGATAATATAAATACATTAGATGATCCTACAGCGGCATTCAGTGCTGCTAATAAGTTCATTCATATGTCACAGGGGTAATATGAATTTTTCACAGTATATAGTCAAAGAAACTTCTAAAACTGCAAGATTATCTGAAGTTGCGATGCTAGATACTGGCTCCAAAACTGAAACCTTGGATCAAGTTCTATATCACGTCGATCCTAAAGTTATGACTGGTAGAACTATTCAAGGTGTTAAGTATTGCATGTTCAATAAGAAATTCATAAACCTTACTGAATTAGCTAATCAGGTACGTGCATTATATGCAAGTAAAGGCTATCTAGGGATGGGCTTTTCTAAGTTAGACGACGTAGATTATGTTAGATATTCTACTGCTAAAGTTATATTAGATAAGCTATTTCAAAGCGACCTTTATTATGTCGAAATAGACCCTAAGCAAGCCGCTAAATACTTTTTAGCTGACGAATACTCAGAGTTCTAATTTATGTTTAAGAAAATATTTTTTATAGTGATGCTAGTACTGTCTTCAGTATTTGCACACGTTGATTATCAAGCTAATTTTTATCCATCTTCTGAAGATACAACATATGTTTATGTAGACGCAGTTTCTGCTGCAGCAGAAATTATACTCGGTGTAAATCAAAAACTAGATGAAGCTACTGCATTTCAGATAGCAAGCACAATCTATACAGAATCTAACAGAAATCAGTTAGATATGATATTTGTAATGTCTGTTATGATGACTGAATCTAGATTTAGAGTTAATGCTAAATCACACTGTGGTGCAGTAGGGCTGATGCAAATCATGCCAAGTACGTTTAGAAGCGTAGCACGAAGAATAGAAATGACACCTAAAGAACGTAGTAATATGTTCGATATATCTTCTAATATCAAAGTAGGATGTGCATATCTTAAATATCTTCAAGATCGCTATGGCGATAATTATAATCATATTTCGGCTGGTTATAATGGCGGCCCTGGCGTAGCAGATAGATACATCAAACGTGGTTTTAATTCTATGCCTAAAGAAACACGTAATTATGTGATGAAAGTTAACAAATATCATGGAGAGTTTAGCACTGCAATAAATAACTAAACATAACGTGAGGTTATTATGAAAATTGCGGGCTTAGACCTATCTATAAACTCGTCTGGTGTAATCATAGAAGAATTAGATGATAAAACACTAGACGTTCTTAATATAGAATATCATGGATTTACTGGCAAAAAGAAGCTAGAATCATCGGAAATTCTATATTTTAACAACAAAAGCTTTAAAACTGACTATGCAAAATATGATTGGATGTGTAGTAAGATTGTAGAACATTGCAAAGATTGCGAATATATCGCGATCGAAGATTATGCTTATGGCAAAGCTGGATCTCAGGGCTTAATCTTTAACCTTGCCGAATTTGAAGGCAACATCAAACTATCTTTGTTTAGAACCGGCAAAAAACTTCGTATGTATTCTGTAAATCAGATTAAAAAATTCTTTACTGCATACGGTTTAAGCGATAAAATCAGTATGTATCAAGCATATCAAAAATTCACAGGAACTAAACCTAATTTTGATGCATTGCCTGACGTAGATAATGGTCACGGTGTTTCTCCTACTTCAGACTTAGTTGATGCGTTTGCTATTTGCGAATATTTAAGAACTGAGTTAAGACTAAGAGCAGGTTTAGAACAACTTCATCAATTGCCTAAGCATAAGATCGAATGTTTTAATGCTTGCACAAAAGAGCATCCTACTGGCTTACTAACTGCAGATTTCGTAGAGTTATAATGGAAGAATTTTATCAAAGTTTTATAGATTATATCGAAAACAATACTGGGCTTAAATGTGCAGACAAGCCTAGCGTTTGCACATATACCAGCTCATTAAAGTTCATATCAAAGAATCTTATGGATCCGCATCATTATCATGCTAGTTTACTAATTAAGTTTTCTAGCATAAATGATCTGCTAAATGCCGCTGCAGAAATCACTATTGCAGCTAATACATCTGCGGTAGGATCAAAAACTACTGAAGTGCATAAACGTTTATCGATGAATGATTTTAATGAATTCGTAAAACGTGGCACCATTGTAGAAATGTGTAATTTAATTACTGATTATGAATGCCGTGCTACTGAAGCTGAAACTAATTTTTTACTAAATTGTGAAGTAGCATTGCTATAATTTTATTATATTTTATTTGAGGTTATTATGTCAGAAACTATTAAAATTCAATATCTAAACGATGAAGTTAAGCGTCTTTCTAAAATTGAAAAAGGTGATTGGATAGATCTATATACTGCTGAAGATTACGATCTATTTGAAGGCAAACTACAGTTGTTGCATTTGGGCGTAGCTATGAAATTGCCAGAAGGATACGAAGCGCATATTGTGCCAAGGTCTTCTACATTTAAGAATTTCCAGATTATTCAGTCTAACCATCAAGGCGTAGTAGATAATTCTTATTGTGGCCCTAACGATTGGTGGTATTTCCCCGCTATTTCTATGAAAACTGGACAGAATCACATACCAAAGGGTTCTAAGATATGTCAGTTTAGAATTATGAAAAAGCAGCCAGATTTAGTTTTTGATGAAGTTGAAAAATTAGATGGTAACGATCGAGGCGGATTCGGTTCGACTGGCACTAAATAACGTCTTATAAATATATAAAACTATGTCACACACTAGCAGATCCGTTGAAAAATATTCTAACTGTAAATCATTATTTAACAAATTAGATGCAGATTTCAAAACTAAGTTCAACACTAAGTATTTTGAAAATAAAGATGTATGCGCTATTGGCATATCTTTCGAGCGCGACGATAGGATACCTTTACATTTTTACTACGTGTATGGAAACTCTACTATTGTTGTTGTACTTGATGATGACGTGCGTTTAATTACGGCGAACAACATCGAAACCGCATTTATTCAAATAGTGAATAACGTAGAAGAATGGGATAAACGAAACAAACTTCTTTAATTATTATATCTTTGTGAACTGAAATAACATTATGGAGGTAGCAAAGATGAATAAATGGGAAATGAAACACCAGTTCTTAATAGATGAAGTCGAAGAGATGAAAAAACATGCCTGGATTGAAAGCGAAAAAGCCGGGCATGATGTTGGTGCTGATGCAATGCGTGATTGGGTAACTAAATATGCAGCTCAATTCCGTGAAGATTGGGAAAAAGCGCATGGCAAAGTCATAGAAGACGTTAAAACAAACATTTAATATGAATTTGATTGAACATTTTACAACAGTTAATACAACAGCTAAAGCTAATAGAGAAATCAAGTATATCGTTATTCATTATACTGCAGGTGTTTCTTCTAGCGGAAAATCTGACGAAAACATAGCATCATGGTTTTCTAGAGCTGAAGCTAAAGCAAGTGCAGATTTTATTGTAGATGATGATTCTGTTACGCAATTTAATGGCGACATCAAAAATCGTTATACATGGCATTGTGGCGGCAACAAGTACAATACAAAAGGTGGCTCTTTGTATGGCAAATGTACTAATTCAAATTCTATCGGCATAGAAATTTGTTCTAACAATACTACTAAAAAAGCCACAAATCCAAATGATGAATCTTGGTTTTTCACGAAAGAAACTATCAATAATGCCATAGAACTTACTAAGAAATTGATGGCTGAATATAATATTCAAGCTGGAAATGTTATTCGTCACTATGACGTTACTGGCAAGCTTTGTCCTGGCATTGTTGGCTGGAATGCTGATTCAGGCTCTGAAGATGATTGGCACAAGTTTAAGGCTGCTTTAACTGCTATGGAAGAAGAAGTTATGCCAGACATGGTTAGAAATAATGCCTTCTTAATTCTAGTAGATGAAGCTACTGATTCTAAACTTGCGTATCATCTAAGCAAACGTTGCAGAGAATTTGCGATAGATGAAAATAAAATTAAACTTACGTTCGTAGAATTTGAAGATTTTAGTGTGATGAACTGGTGTTTAAGTCTGGCCAATCGTAGAACGTCAAGTAAAATTACTTGGCGACACTATAACAAAAATCTGACTGACGTCATTTTTGAACATACTTTCTTATGCAAGTTAACCAACTACACTACTTGTGTAAGTATTAATGGTTCTGATTTGCAAATAACTATGGAATTCGCAATTTCTTAAATTAAAAATAATAGAAAAATGAATGATGTAGGTATTTACAAAAATACCTACATTTTTTATATTATCAACATGATAGCAATTATATTTTATTCTTTTACTACAGTGTCTATACTTTTGATGGCCATCACAAGTGTTACTTCATCTATTCACTTCGTTTTAGCAGGAACTGCATTCATGCTATCGCTATACTTATGGGTTTATAGTGTTGCTAAAGTTTTGCATAATGCTTTCCCTGTAGCAGTTAGGCTTAATATTGTAGATAGCTTGACTAACGAAAAAGAAAAAGATCATGAATAGAAACACGTTTGAAAAATATGTAAAGGAATTTTGCGAAGATCTCGCGATTAAGGACAATAAGTTTGAATATAGCAGATGTAGACATTCTGCTGTGCTAACTTATAATAATGTCATCATTTCTTCGGGAGTCAATCTGAACTTAGCTAATGATTTTACTAGACCATTCGACAGAATGAAGTGTTTGCATGCTGAAGCGGCAGCTATTATGCGTGCAATGCGTCGTCATAGCAGAATCATTCATAAGTGTGAATTGTGGGTATGTCGAAATAATCAAATTAGCAAGTCTTCGAAGCCATGCGAAATGTGTCAAAACATCATCAAAAGTTTTGGCATCAAAAAAGTACATTATACGACGGCAGATGGCACTTGGGCGACTTTATAGATATACAATTGAGGTTTATTATGTTATATGAGAATTTTACAAATGAAAAAGTTTTTGTAATTAGCGATACACATTTTTATCACACAAAGATCTGTGCTGGTTCAGAAGTGCATTTTGACAGGGCTAGAAATTATAATACTGTCGAAGAAATGTCAGATGATATAATTCGAAAGTGGAACAATAAAATCACAGATGAAGATGTCGTGATTTTCTTGGGCGATTTTCTGATGAATTGCAGTGTTAAAGAAACATTGGATAAATTTAGAGCTGTTTTTAAGCGTTTAAACTGCAAAAAGATGTATATGATTAAAGGCAATCATGACTCTGTGCTATTTAAACAGATCAGAAAATTCATCAAGGATAATCCAGATTCGCTTGAATTTGATAGGCTGGAATTAGTAGATCATGCTATGATTTTTAGATATCAAGCCACTAATTTTATTGCACAGCATCGTGATTTTTCTGCATCAGAAGAAGGCGATCAGTATGCTTTACGCTGTATAGACGAAGCAAAAGAATTTGCTGTAGTTGATAATCCAATTTATCTACACGGCCATACACATTCCGATATTAAGTCATCTGTGTTTGAATTTAATGGCGAATCACACGAGCAGTATAATCTTTGCTGGGAAGCACACAACAATGTAGTTAATTTAAAGGAATTAATATGAAAATTTTCATAATGAGCGATATACACGTAGATTTTTACAGTGTACAAACTAAATTTTATGATACCGTTGAACCAGATTTCGAAGACGTTTATAAACGTTATTTTAAGCCAGCCGATGCATTGATTCTTGCTCGGAGATGTAGCAAACGATTTTACTACACAACGTCACTTTTATCAGTTTCTTGGCACTAAATACAAGGATGTGTATATCACGTTCGGCAATCACGACTTAGTAGTAAAAGGAAGCACATTTGGAAATGGCAATCCTTTTAATAGGTCAGAAGATCGTATCAATGCTATCGTCAGAGAATTTAGCGACGATAAGCATGTGCATATTCTAGAAGGAAAGAATGTGAATGGTTTTGCTGGTTGCATGGGTATGTGCGATTTTACTTATAGGCCAGCACAATATGAAAAAGTTGATTATTTTTCAGTATGGCAGTATCATTGGTTTGATGGTAAACACTGGCGTTATATGGATAATCAATCTTATAAAATTTGGCAGTTTTATGAAAACATGATGGATAATCTTGTTAAAACACAGCCAAAGTTTATGATCACACATTTTGTGCCAACCGAAATAGGCATCAATCCAAGATTTAAAGACGATATGTGTACTACATTCTTTAATTTCGAAGGCAAGAAATTTCTAGATCAGATGCCTAATGATTCGTATTGGATTTGCGGACATACACACGATGCATGGAAGACAGATTACGTAAATGCTAATGGCAATACTATTCATTTGCTATGTCATCCGATGGGGTATCCACGAGAAAGGCCATATCAGCTAAATAATCTTAGCATTAATGATTTTTTGATAGACGTGTAGTATTTAC